ATACTTTAAATAATTATGCATTCAATTAAATTTTGTAACTTTGCTACAAAGATATATTATTTATGCCAACAGACGCAGAAAAAAAGAAAGCAGCCGAAGCAGCCGCAGCAAAGAAAAGAAAAATAGCAGCAGATAAAGCAGCCTTAGAAAAAAAGGCAGCAGCTAAAAAAGCACTATTAGAAAAGCTTAAGAAAAGTAATGTAGATTTAAACGACCCTAAGTTTGTAGCTAAGAAAGTAACAAAAAATAAACCAAAAGACAAAGGACCACGAAAGGTTTCAAGTTCAACGCAATTAAACTTTGGAGGTACAAGACTTGGTTCGGTAACAAAACTGAATAGAAAAAAAGGTCGTAAATCATATAGAGCATAATGGCAAAGACAGTAAGTTGGATGTACGGAGGCAAGAGGTATAGTGGAACTTTTATAAGGGAGACTAAGACTCACACATATGCTAGAACAACAAATGGTAAAATTAAAACTATAAAGAAAAAATAATATGCAATCAAAACCAAAACCGTATTTCACGGCAGCAAGTAAAGTAATGAAAGGGAAGCCTGAGAAGTATGGACTTCCATCTAATAAACAAATAGCAAATAGCGTTTACGCTAAGTGTGGTAAATAAATAGATATGGCAGATTGTTCAAAATTAAAAGGTGACGCAAAGAAAGCTTGTATTACGCTACAAGCTGACAAACTTGCAAAGAAGTTGAAGGCTGCTAAGTATGCAAAGATTAAGGCTGACGCAGCATCTAAACTTGAGGCGGCAAAGATTGAAGCTAAGAAAGCAGGGAAATTTGTTGGAACAGAAGTTAAGCAGGCAGTAGGTTTTGTTAAAGGTATTTTTAAAAAGAAAAAACAAGACCCTAATAAAGAAACTCCTAGTCAAAGAAGAAAGAGACGAAGAACAAATAAAAGGAATAAACGAAAAATAGGAATGTAATATGAAGCTAAAGAAAAAAAAGGTTTTAAGAAAACCAAAACCAAAACCCAAACCAAAACGAACATACTAATGGCAAAATTTAAAGTACATAATATGTACAGTAAAACGGGATTAAAGAAAGTAGCTAAAACTATGAAGGACCATTTAAGCTTAAAGGCTAAAGGTTTTTCACATACAATGCCTAAGAAGAAAAAGTAATGGCAAAACCACGCAAGGGCAAAGCTAAGGTTAAAGTCACCTCAACAGGTAAAAGAGTTAGCTACGGTCAAGCAGGTAAGGCTAAGAAAGGTGGACCTAGAGTAAAGCCGGGTACATCTAAGGGAGATAGTTACTGTGCTAGAAGCTTAGGTATTAAGAAAAGACTATCTAAGAAAAAACAGAACGACCCAAACACCCCTAACAACTTATCTCGTAAGAGATGGAAATGTTCAGGAGCCAAGTCAAAAAAATAAATTAAAAATTTTACTATCTTTGTAGAACAATAAAAAAATATATTATGGCACACCAAGGATACAACTCTAGATTAAATGAATCTCTAGGAGCAAGAAACGGAAAAACAGGACAATCATTAAAGTCTCGTAGAAACGAGTCAGAAGGAATGTCTAAGTCAATGGGTAAAAGAAAGTACTCAGCAGATAAGTCAATGCCTTATCACCACAACAACTTAAAGGTTCACAAACATTAGATGAGTAAGTTCAAAAGATTAGTTAGTAAGCTTATGGCTGATGGTAAGTCTGAGACGGCTGCTAAAAAGATTGCTTACACTATTGGTGCAAATAAATATGGTAAAAGAGGTATGGCAGCTAAAGCTGCAGCCGGAAGAAGAAACGCATAATGGGAAAAGGATTTGTTTGGTTAGGAAATAAAATAATAGCACTTAACTGTGTTGTGGTATGTAAATGGAATAAATTAATGTTAGCTTTGATGTTAGCTTTAACTATTACCACTAAAGAATGCCCAAGTAAAATATGTACTTGTAAAAAATAAATAATGGAATCAACAGGACTCGGAGACACAATTGAAAAAATTACAACTGCTACAGGAATTAAAAGAGTTGTTGAAGCAGTAGCGTCCGTTACAGGAAAACCCTGTGGTTGTTCAAAGCGAAAAGAAAAATTAAACGAGGTATTCCCTTATACAAAATAAAAAATTATGAGTTATATTAAAACACAAGGAATGTTAGCACAGGAGATTTATACCTCCGATGATAGCAATATTCCATATCCTGTAATCACGGCTTCAGGAACTGCTGACGCACAAGTAAATAATGAACTTCTAGATTCTACTGCAGATTTTAAAGCAGAAGCAACTATAGTATATGCAGGAGATATTGTATATAACACTACTAACGGAACAAGTGCAACAGTACTATCTGTAAGTAGCGGTCAGGTTTTATTATTGAATGCTAATATATTTCCTGTAGGAAGCGAAAACTATGTAATATATTCTGCTTCATCTGTATTAAACTTACAAGATGCAAACAATGGTTGTGTCTTATATATAGGAGCAACAGGAGATTTAAAAGTAGATACCATTGGAGGAAGTACAGTTACATTCGATTCAGTACCTATAGGATTCTTTCCGGTACAAGTTAAGAAGGTATACAAAACGCTCACTACTGCAGCAAACATTATAGCAATTTGGTAATATGAAAAAACATACATTAACTATTGGAATAACAATACGAATATGAAAGAGTATTATACACAGACTAACACATCGGGGACAGACCTAGGAATAGTTTATCACTTAAACCCTAATGCGTAATTGGATGACAGATTTAAAATTGTACTTGCTTAACGTGAGTACGCTAGCGATTTCCTTTACGCAGGTAGATATGATTCTAAAGGTTATACTTTTATTGGTCAGTATTGGATACACCATTCATAAATGGATACTACTTCGTAAGAAATCAAATGAAAAAAATAAATAAATTTATTGTTCATTCATCAGCTACTAGAGAGAATCAACCTATTTCTTTTGAAACAATAAAAAGTTGGCACGTTGATGAACGTGGTTGGAAAGATATTGGATACCATTATATAGTACACTTAGACGGAAGAATAAGTAAAGGCAGAAAAGATTCTGCACAAGGTGCTCATACTTCAGGGCACAATCACGATAGTTTAGGCATTTGTTATGTAGGTGGTGTTGAGTCTGACGGCAAAACTCCTAAAGACACAAGGACTTGTGCACAAATTGAAACCCTAGAATGCTTACTTCATACTTTAAAACAAATACATACTGACGCAGTAGTGCATAGTCATAATGATTTTTCAGAAAAAGCTTGTCCTAGTTTTGATGCGACAGGTGAATATAAACATATAAGCGAACATAACTATGAAGAAAATTGTTGATTGGTTTGGAGGAAGTGTAGTAAAAGAATTACTAGAAGGATTAGATAATCTATTTACTTCCAAAGAAGAGAAGATACACGCACAGAATGTAATCAAACAAATTCTAATTCAGAAACAATTAGAGTTACAAAAGATGCAAACTGATATTATTATAACAGAAGCAAAGGGAAATTGGTTGCAAAGAAGTTGGAGACCAATACTTATGATGGCTTTTGGGTTTATTGTAATTTATGTAAAATTTATAGCACCTGTATTTACTTTACCTATCCCTGATTTAGAACTTGAGTTTTGGGAATTACTAAAAATAGGTATTGGAGGTTATGTAGTTGGTAGAAGTGCAGAGAAAATAGCAAAGAACATTACTATTAACAAAAAATAATCGTCATTTTTTTTATCTATCTTTGTAGAACAGAAAAACGTAGATTATAAATGGCAAGAATAAGTACATACCCAATAGATACTAATCTAAGCGGTGGGGATAAATGGATAGGAACTGATGTAGCTAATCAAAATGCGACAAAAAACTTTTCATTAGAATCGGTTGCTGAATGGATTAATGTAAATGCGACAATTGACGCACAAACCTTACGATATGTCTATCAATCAGAAGCAACAGACGCAAACAGACTAAAAGGTTCTATATCTCTTCCTACTAATGTAGCCGGAGATGTTTCTTTTAGTACGATAACTAATTTTATTATTAGTTCGTACTCTTTAAAGTACACAAGTCAACCACCACCTACTGATATATCAGGATTTTTTACAACTCCTCTAATAAGTTCTTTTGTATTGATTACCAATACTAAGGATATAAGCAATTATGGAATTTTTAAGTGGGATTCTGCAGCTACTAACCCCAATAAGGCTGACTTTTGGGATATAGGACTAACATTACAGGCATCATCCGGAGACTTTAAAAGTAGTAAAGATTATTTATTATCTTTGCTAACATATGACCCATCAGCAGGTGGAGGAGATAAGAACTTTGTTTTTACTCAAGCAGCACCTTCTGCAACGTGGACTATAACTCACAACTTAGATAAATTTCCATCGGTTAGTGTAGTTAATTCAGCGTTGGAAGTTGTATACGGAAATATAGAGTATAATAATATTAATCAATTAACAATAACATTTAGTGCTCCCTTTGCAGGTCAAGCATTTCTAAATTAAAACTAAAACAAAAAAACTATGGCAATTAAGTATTTAGATTCGTTAGACATATCGGGAACTGAGATTCAGAATGTACGAGCACAGAGTATTACGAGTAATCCAACTCCATTAGGAGAAGGACAATTTTTCTTTGACTCAACGTTAAAGGTAATTAAGTACTATGATGGTACAAATTGGATAACACTAGACGGAAGTGGGGATATCTCAAAAGTTACTGCAGGTAGCGGTCTTTCAGGTGGAGGAACATCAGGTGATGTTACAGTTTCTGTAGATTATGCAGGAGCAGATAACATTATTCTTGAAGCACAAGACTTATCAGCCTCAGCAATTGGACTAACTAATAAAATTATGTTTTCTGACGGAAGCAATGATGTTAGTTTTGCAAATGTTAGTGATTTACCTTTTAGTAATAAGTTAGGTACAGTAACTTCAGTAAGTCAAACTCACGGAGGTAATGCATTTACAGTAGGAGGCTCACCTGTAACAAGTTCAGGAACTCTTGCTATTACAATGGCAGGTACTGCAGCACAATATATAAATGGATTAGGTAATTTAATTACTTTCCCGGCTGATGCAGGTGGAACAGTAACATCTGTTGCTACAACTAATGGAACATTTGTAAATGTAACCGGTGGAACAATAACATCTTCAGGTACAATTACAGGAGATTTATCAGCAACAGGAACTCCAAGTAGTTCTACATATTTAAGAGGTGATAATACTTGGGCAACAGTTCCGGGCGGTTATACTTCTTTCTCATTAAAGGCAGACACAGGAACCGCTAATGATATCTTAGATGGAGACACAGTTGATATTAGTGGTGGAACAGGAATATCTACAGTAATTGCAAGTGCAGGTGCTACTTCTACAGTAGAGGTAAAACTAGATAACACAAGTGTTACTGCAGCAGCATACACAAGTGCTAACATTACAGTAGATGCACAAGGACGTATTACTGCAGCATCATCCGGTGGTTCAGGAACAATGACGAGTTTTGAGGTAGCAGGGGAATCAGGTCCGACACAAACTATAACAAACGGAAATACTTTAAGTATCAAAGGTGGTACTGCATTAACTTCTGTAGCAAGTGCTACGGATATTATAACAGTTAATCACGATAACTTTGGAACGGCAGCTACATCAGCTTACCCATCTTCAATTACAACAAATGCTCAAGGTCACGTTACTGCAGTAACTGCAGGTAGTGCACCGGGAACAATGAGTAACTTCTCAGTATCAGGAGATGGTGGTACAACACAATCTATTACACAAGGTGATACTCTTTCATTTTCAGGTGGTGTAGGTATTGTAACTACGGCAACTGCTACGGATAATGTAACTATTAGAACTGACTTAAACGAATTACCATCGTTAGCAGCAATAGGATTTGATAATGATATTGTATTCTTACAAGACCAATCTGACCAAGGTAAGGTTGCAATGAGTAGTGTGCCTTTAACTTTATGGGGTGCACCTCAAGCAAGTTTAAGTATTGGTACACAAAAACTTATTAATGTAGTTGACCCAACGGCAGCACAAGATGGAGCAACTAAAAATTATGTAGATACAACATTCGCAGGTTCAGGAGCATTAATCTTTCAAGGAGGATATGCAGCAAATACTGCAGCACCATCAGGAGCAGGAGTATTAAAAGGATTTACTTATGTAGTAACAGTAGCAGGTACAGGAGTTCCTGCAAATTATTGGTCTCCAACACTAGAGGTTGGTGATTTAATTATCGCTAATCAAAACGCTCCAACTAATGCATCACAATGGACAGAGGTTAACAAGAACATTGACGTTGCAACTGCAACAGTACAAGGTATTGCTAATTTCCCAACGGCAGGTGGACTATCAGTAGCGGCAGGAGCCGTAAGTATGGCAACTACAGGACCCGGAGCAGGTAGTGTAGGTTCAGCATCTCAATCTTTATCTATCACAACTGATGTTAAAGGTAGAGTTACTGCAAGAACTGCACAATCTATTGCAATCGCAGCAAGTCAAGTAACTAATTTCTGTGCAGAAGTTGAGTCTTGTGTTGCAGGAGCATCTAGAGAAAAAACAGGAACAATAGGAAGTGCAACGTCTTGGACAATAACACACAATATGGGAACTAGAAACGTTACTGTTGATGTATATTCTAATTCAGGTACTTATGCAGATTTAAGAGTTACAGTTACTAGACCAAGTATTAACACTATAACAATTAGTGTTTTTGCTAATCCGGGTGCAAATGCTCTAAACTATATGATTCAAAAAATTGGAGCATAATTAAAATTGGACAATAATTAAAATAAAAAATGGCTGATAACATAGAATTTCTATCCCCGGTAAGTATTGCAAAAACATTATTTGTAAACGAACGGGAGGTAGGGAGTAATGCTTTCACAAGTACGCTAATACCAACTAACAATTCACAACTAATTAACGGTGCAGGATATATAACTGCTGCATCGTTACCTGAAGGAGATATCACATCGGTAACTGCAGAGGGTGGATTGACAGGTGGTGGTTCAAGTGGTGGTGTTACAGTAGGAGTACAATACCTAGGAGAAAAAAATATAATTAATGCAGCAATTCAAAACAATACTCAAATTGACTTAAAGGATTTAATTTTATATAAGGACAATACTACAGATACTGTTTTTAGTTGTAGAGTTACTGACCTTTTATCACAGGGTGGATATATAACAAGTGTAGTTGCAGGAACAGGAATGACCGGTGGTGGTACAAGTGGAGCAGTTACATTAAATGTTATTGGTGGTTCAGGAATTGATGTGTTTGCAGACGAGATTAGGGTAGATTCCACAGTAGTAAGAACATCAGGTCAACAAACTCTTGGTGGTGCAAAAACATTCAGTTCAGTTCCTGTAGTGGGAACGATAGCAACTGCAAATGATTCAACCTCAGCAGCTTCAACTGCTTGGGTAAAAAATCAAGGGTATATAACATCAACACCGGGTGGAGACATCACGGGAGTAACGGCAGGAAGTGGATTAGGTGGAGGTGGAACTTCAGGAACAGTTACATTAACAAATACTGATAAGGGTTCTACGCAAAATATGTTTAAAAACATTAAAGCGTCAGGAAATAAAGAGCAGGTTGTAGCAAGTGTTAACGATGATACAGTAACTTTTAGTGGACTAGGTTCAATAGTTGTAACAACAATACCTGACTCGAAAACAATAAGTATTAGCAGTAGGTTTCAAGACTTAGTATTATCAGGTACACAATTAACTCTTACTGATGGTAACACAATTACGTTACCAACATCAACAGGTCCAAAAGGTGACCAAGGTATACAGGGTATACAAGGTATCCAAGGAGATACAGGTACTACCGGAGCAAGGGGAGCAACAGGTTCTAAAGGAGACCAAGGTCTTCAGGGAATTCAAGGTGTCATAGGAGATACAGGATTAACGGGAGCAAAAGGTAATCCGGGTATTCAAGGAACAACAGGTGCTAAAGGAAACACAGGTATCCAAGGTATAAGAGGTGTTACGGGTACTGCAGGAACCAATGGAGCAAAGGGTGATACCGGAGCACAAGGGGGGACAGGAGCAAAGGGTGACCAAGGTCTTAAAGGAGTACAAGGAATACAAGGAGACATCGGTTTAACGGGTTCTAAGGGGTCTACAGGAAATGCCGGTACAAATGGTACAAATGGAGCAAGGGGTTTAACAGGAGCCAAGGGAGACCAAGGTGGAACAGGAGCAACAGGTGGACAGGGTATCCAAGGTATAAGAGGTATAACAGGAAATACAGGAGGAACAGGTGGAACCGGTGCTAAGGGAGACCAAGGTCTTAAAGGTATACAGGGTATCCAAGGAGACACAGGAAATACAGGAGCCAAAGGTAGTACGGGTAACGCAGGAACTAATGGTGCTAAGGGAGACCAAGGAATTCAAGGTATCCAAGGTGGAACCGGTGCTAAGGGTAATGCCGGAACCAACGGAACCAACGGTGCTAAAGGTGATAAAGGATTAACCGGAAATACAGGTGCAGCCGGAGGAACGGGTGGACAAGGTATTCAAGGTATAAGAGGATTAACCGGTCTTACAGGTGGAACAGGAGCAAAAGGTGTCCAAGGAATTCAAGGACTTACAGGAACCGCAGGTTCTAATGGAGCAAAGGGAGATACCGGAGCACAGGGAGGAAAAGGAGACCAAGGAGGACAAGGAATCAGAGGAGCAACAGGAACTACAGGTGGAACAGGAGCGACAGGAGGACAAGGAATACAAGGTATAAGAGGTCTTACAGGAACTGCAGGAACTAATGGTTCTAATGGTGCTAAAGGTGATAAAGGTGCAACAGGTATACAAGGTATACAAGGTGGAACAGGAGCAACCGGTGGTCAAGGAATACAAGGACTTACAGGAAAAGCCGGAATTAACGGTGCAGCAGGTGCTCGTGGAGCAACAGGTTCACAAGGTGGACAAGGTATTCAAGGTACGACAGGAGCGAAAGGAAACCCCGGAACAAATGGAACTAACGGTGCTAAAGGTGCAACAGGTAACACAGGTAATGCAGGGTCTAATGGTGCTCAAGGTATACAAGGGATAAAAGGAAACACAGGAACTGCAGGAAGTAATGGAAGTCCGGGAGCGACAGGTTCTAGAGGTGCTACAGGTAGTCAAGGTAATCCGGGAACAAACGGAACAAATGCAACTGCTTTCCCTGTAAGTATTGATGGAGGAAAAGAAAGTACAATTACATCGATGTCTGTAAATACTAAATCGAGGAATCCTTTTGCTACAGTAACCCTAGCAAACGGACAATCATTTATGTTAGAAGTATTAACTCTTTTTGAAGGTAAGTAATAATTAACTACCTTTGTTATATATAAATTAAATTAAATAAAATATCAAAATGAAGAAAGCAATTAAAAAAGAAGTAAAGAAAGTAACACTTACCAAAATTGAATTGACAAAAGTTCAGTCAATGCTAAATGCATTCAATCAATTGAAAATGCAATTAGGAGATATTGAGTTATCAAAAAGTGTTGTAATCGAAAACATTAATAAATTGAAATCAGATTATGCTGAAGTTGAAAAAGATTTAGCTAAGGTATATGGTGCAGATGCTCAAATTGATGTTAAGACAGGAGACGTTATTCAGGTTCCTAAAGAAGCAAAACTAGAAAAAATAAAGTAATGGCAAGAATAAGTACATATCAAATAGATAGTGCACCAACAATAGCTGACAAGTTAATTGGTACAGAAGTAGATTCAGATGGTTTGGATATTACTAAAAATTATACTATTGGAGATATACTTAATTTAAAGTCATTTGCTACAGGAGCACCTGTAGTTGTCGCTGCTAAATCCGGTGGGAATCAAGATGTTGTTCAATACGGAAATATATATACTATAAGTTGGACAGGTGGAGCAGGTTTTTCTAAACTTAATTTACCAAAAGCAGGTTCTATTCCTTATAGAAAAATTATATTTAGTGCAGACGGAACTATAAGTGCTACTCAAACAATATCCTTAAGGGCAAACGGTACTGAAACTATAAACGGTGCTGCTACCAAGACTATAAATTCTGCGTATGCTAGCTTATCTGTTTGGTCTGACGGAACAAATTGGAGAATCATACAGGAAATATCTTAATAAAATGGACATAAGAAAAATTTCAGTAGGTCCGGATTATAAGTCAGGTGCGATGCACTATCTTGTAGGACAGGACATACTGAATGGAAACTTTCACATTCATTTAATACGAAAAGAAGAATCTTCGATTTGTATTTATATTCAACAAAAGGATGAAATATTATTGTGGAAAGAATTCAACTCTACTATGCCTATATCAATTGAATATAACATAAATTTTTAGCAGTCATAAACTAAGTTATGAAATCACCATTTGCGTTTATTGTTAAACCTGTAAAAGGTAAGAGATATAATAACACGAAAGAAATAGGAGGTATTGAATTCATTATCAGTACTTCACAGGAAGACCACAAATTTTCAAACAGAGAAGCTGAAGTAATAGAACTACCATTAGGATATAAAGGTCCTATAGAAGTAGGGAATACTCTCTTGGTACATCACAATGTTTTCAAGTATTATAATAATATGAAAGGAAAACAAGTAAGTGGTAGAAGCTTTTTTAAAGACAACTTATTTTTTGTAGAGGACGAACAGTTTTATATGTATAAAAACATAGACGGTTGGAATGCACACGATAAAAATTGTTTTATTAAACCTGTTGATGTTGAAGAGTCCTATATTTTTAAACCAATCTCTAACGAACCTTTAGTAGGAGAGATGGTATATCCAAATAAGTATTTGTCTAGCTATGGAATTAGCAAAGGCGATAGGGTTTCTTTTCAACCTGAAAGCGAGTACGAGTTTAACGTAGACGGTGAAGTTCTATATCGAATCTTTGACCATCAGATTACCTTAGCGTTATGAGTCGAGAATGGGATTGGATGGAGGACGAAGACCATAAAGATATTCCATTAAAAAAAATGAAACGATTTAAAAATGAACTCAAAAGAAATAAAATTAAAAATAATAGAAGCAGGTTACAAGGCGGTGGAACAACTAATAAAGGTTTCGAAGGAAGCGATTATTAAACACGACCCTGAAGATGCTTTATCTGCAGATAGATTAAAGAATGCAGCAGCTACTAAAAAGTTAGCAATCTTTGATGCGTTTGAAATTTTAAACAGAATAGAAACCGAGAAAGAAGCACTAGACGCTATAGATAACGGACCAAATAGAACTGATACCAAACAAGGATTTGCAGAAAGAAACTCAAAATAATCTATATACATTACTTAGTGATGTTGTACCGAAGAATGTTCTGACAACTAAGAACAAAGCTAGGTCTTGGGAGTACGGAGTTAACGAAAAATATAACATTATTGTTATATCTAAAGACGGTACGATTGGCGATGTTGTTTCAATACAAGGACTTAGAATTGCATTACCTGCAACTCCTAAAGATTGTTTTAAAAGAGATGAGTCTAAGCCTAATCAGTATTGGGAAAGAAAAGATATACCAAAACCTTTATCGAAAATTCAATCTATATTTCAATGGAATGATATGGCTACTGAATTTAAAAATCAATGGGTAGATTATGTTGAAAATGAATTTGTAAAAAGAGAAAGAGGAACGTGGTTTTATTCTAATGGAATTAAAACTTATATTACAGGTTCTCATTTTATGTATCTTCAATGGACTAAAATAGATATTGGTTATCCTGATTTTAGAGAAGCAAATAGAATACTATATATTTTTTGGGAAGCTTGTAAAGCTGATAAGAGGAGTTTTGGAATGGACTATTTAAAAATTAGACGTTCAGGATTTTCTTATATGGGTAGTGAGGAATGTGCCAATACAGGTACAATATCTAAAGATGCAAGAATAGGTATATTATCTAAGACAGGGGGTGATGCAAAGAAAATGTTTACAGACAAAGTTGTTCCTATTGCAAATAATTATCCTTTCTTTTTTAAACCTATTCAGGATGGTATGGATAAACCAAAAACTGAATTAGCTTTTAGAATTCCTGCATCTAAGATTACTAAAAAAAATATGTTTGATTCTACAGACGATGAGTTGTATGGATTAGATACTACAATTGATTGGAAAAATACAGATGATAACAGTTATGATGGTGAGAAATTACTATTATTAATTCACGATGAGAGTGGTAAATGGATTAAGCCAAATAATATATTAAATAATTGGAGAGTTACTAAGACTTGTTTAAGATTAGGTTCAAAAATTATAGGTAAATGTATGATGGGTTCTACTTCAAATGCCTTGTCTAAGGGTGGAGATAACTTTAAAAAATTATACGAAGACTCTAATGTGTTTGATAGAAATGCAAACGGTCAAACTAAAAGTGGTTTGTATAGTTTGTTTATTCCTATGGAATGGAATATGGAAGGATTTATTGATAGGTTCGGTATGCCTGTTTTTCATACACCAAGTAAACCTGTATTAGGAATTGATGATGAGATGATACATAAAGGTGCTATTAACTATTGGCAGGATGAGGTTGATTCTTTAAAGAATGACCCTGATGCATTAAACGAATTCTATAGACAGTTTCCTAGAACAGAGTCTCACGCATTTAGAGATGAAAGTAAACAATCAATATTTAATTTAACAAAAATATATCAGCAAATAGATTATAACGATTCAATTATATTAGACCATCACGTTACTCGTGGTAGTTTTAGTTGGAAGAATGGTATAAAAGATAGTGAGGTTTTATTTAGTCCTGATACTAGAGGTAGATTTTATGTATCTTGGACTCCTGAGAAAGGAATGCAAAATAGAATTGAAACTAGGAATGGAATTAAACATCCGGGTAATAAACATTTAGGTGCTTTTGGTTGTGATAGTTATGATATATCAGGAGTTGTTGGCGGTGGTGGTTCCAATGGAGCACTTCACGGTAAGACAATGTTTCATATGGATAACGCTCCGACTAATGAATTCTTTTTAGAATACATCGCAAGACCACAGACTGCTGAAATATTTTTTGAAGATGTTTTAAAAGCTTGTGTGTTTTTTGGAATGCCTATATTAATAGAGAATAACAAACCTAGACTACTTTATCATTTTAAGAATAGAGGGTATAGAGGATTCTGTATGAATAGACCTGATAAACATTATACAAAACTTTCTAAGACTGAAAGAGAATTAGGAGGAATGCCAAATTCAAGTGAAGATGTTAAGCAAGCACACGCTTCTGCAATTGAATCTTATATCGATGAGCATATAGGTTTTAAAACTGAAGAAGAGATGGGAGATTGTGTCTTTACTAGAACATTAGAAGATTGGGCAAAATTTGATATTAACAATAGAACCAAGTTTGATGCAAGTATATCATCAGGGTTAGCTATAATGGCAACACAAAAACATCTCTATACACCTGTGAAAAAAGTTTCAAAAATAAAGGTTAACTTTGCAAGGTATAGTAACAAGGGTACACAAAGCGAAATTATTAGATGAAGAAAGTAGACATAAACATACAATCTGCAGGATTCCCTAGTCAATTTGTTTCAGATGCAGAAAAAGCTACTGAAGAGTTCGGTTTACAAATCGGGCAAGCCATTCAATATGAGTGGTTCAAAAAGGATAGTGGGAGTTGTAGATTTTACAATCAATCGGCAGACTTCCATAGGTTGCGTTTGTACGCAAGAGGAGAACAATCTGTAGGAAAATACAAAAATGAATTAGCAGTAGACGGAGATTTATCTTATCTAAATTTAGATTGGACCCCTGTTCCTGTACTTCCTAAATTCGTGGATATCGTAGTTAACGGTATGCAAGGAAGGGAGTTTGTTCCAAAAGCTTATGCACAAGATGCTATGTCTCAGTCTAAGAGAAGTAAGTATCAGCAAATGGTGGAAGGACAAATGGTAGCTAAACCTTTACTAAACGTTATACAAGAAAAAACAGGAGTCAATCCTTTTACAGTTGCCGCTGAAGAGTTACCTAATACAGACGAAGAACTTAAGTTGTATATGCAGCTTAACTACAAACCTGCAATAGAAATTGCAGAAGAAGAAGCTATTAGTACTCTGTTTGAAGCTAACAAATATGATGACATTCGTAAACGATTAGATTATGATATGACTGTCTTAGGTGTTGCAATGGCAAAGCACGAATTTTTAATGGGAGACGGTGTAAAAATTAATTATGTAGACCCTGCAAATGTGGTGTACAGTTATACTGAAGACCCAAACTTTAAAGATTGTTTTTATTGGGGAGAAATTAAAACACTTCCAATTACAGAATTATTAAAGATTGACCAATCATTAACTAAAGAAGACCTAGAAGAAATATCTCAATCATCTCAGAGTTGGTATGATTATTTTAATACTGCACAGATGCAGCAGAATGATATATTTTATAGAGATACTGCAACCTTACTGTATTTTAATTATAAGACAACTAAGAAAGTTGTTTACAAAAGAAAAGTTCAGGACAATGGTAATGTAAAAATGGTGGAGAAAGATGATTCTTTTAACCCACCTGCAGAAATGCAAGAAGAAGGAAACTTTGAAAAGGTTTCTAAAACTATTGATGTATGGTATGAGGGAGTAATGGTTATGGGAACTAACATTATGCTTCAATGGAAGTTGATGGAAAATATGGTTAGACCACAATCAGCTAGTCAGTATGCAATACCAAACTATGTAGCAGCAGCACCAAGAATGTATAAAGGTGCTATTGAATCTTTGGTTAGACGTATGATACCATTTGCTGATTTGATTCAGATTACACACTTAAAGTTACAACAAGTAATTGCTAGAGTTGTTCCGGATGGTGTGTTTATAGATGCTGATGGTCTTAATGAAGTAGACTTAGGTACGGGTAATGCTTACAATCCTGAAGATGCATTAAGAATGTATTTCCAAACAGGTAGTGTTATTGGTAGAAGTTATACTCAAGATGGAGATTTTAATCAGGCTAAGGTTCCAATTAAAGAACTTCAGTCTTCATCAGGTGCTTCTAAAACTCAAATGCTATTAACAAATTATAACCATTATCTTAATCAGATAAGAACGGTTACAGGACTAAACGAAGCAAGAGATGGAAGTATGCCTGACCCTAATGGTTTAGTAGGCTTACAAAAAATGGCAGCATTAAATTCAAACGTAGCAACAAGACATATTCTTGACGCAAGTTTATATATCTATAGAACTTTAGCTGAAGCTATTACTTATAGAGTTGCTGATATTTTACAATACTCTGATTTTAAAGAAGAGTTTATAAATCAAATTGGTAAATACAATGTATCTATCCTTGGCGATATTAATGAACTATATATTTACGACTTCGGAATATTTATTGAACTATCACCTGACGAAGAACAAAGAGCACAACTTGAGCAGAATATTCAGATGGCTTTATCTAAAGGAGATATTAATCTAGAAGACGCAATAGATATTAGAGAACTTAAAAATCTAAAACTAGCCAATCAACTTCTTAAGATGAAGAGAGTTGGTAAGCAAGATAGAGAAGAAAAGATGGCTGCTCAACAACAACAAGCACAAGCACAACAACAACAAGCTGCCATTCAAGCACAAGCACAAGCTGCACAACAACAACTTCAAATGGAAACCCAAGCTAAATTACAATATAGACAGGGTGATGTTTCTTTTGAAATTGAAAAAATGAAACAAGAAGCGATGTTGAAATCTCAACTAATGCAAGAGGAGTTTAATTTGAATATGCAACTGCGTCAAATGGATGCACAACAATTGCAAGGTAGAGAGGACCAAAGAGAAGATGCAAAGTCAGGAAGAATATCTCAACAAAATACCGAGCAAAGTAGATTAATAAATCAACGTAAAAATAATTTACCTCCACAGAGATTTGAATCTAACGAGGATAGTTTAGATGGGTTTGACCTAGCGGAATTCAATCCAAGATAACTGTCTAAATTATTATTAATTTTTGTTTAACTTTGTATAAAATATAATCTAATCTAAATATAATATGGAATTTAAAGTAAAAGCAGTTGAAGCGGTTGAGGAAAAGTCTTCTCAACAGATAGAACAAGAACTACTTAACAAACACGAAGAGAAATTTTCAGATGCTAGTGAGACAGATAATACTGTAACACTTACGGATGAAAGTAATACAACTACTGATGAGGCAACTCCGGTAGCTGAACAAAATACAGAAACTACATCTTCAGAAGTAACTGAGGATGACGTTCTTAAATTTATTGGTAAAAGATATGGGAAAGAGATAAATTCATTAGATGAGTTTAATCAAACTAGGGAAGAGAATGAACCCCTCCCCGAAGATGTATCCAAATATCTAAAATATAAAAAAGACACAGGTCGTGGAATCAATGACTTCTATGAATTACAGAAGGATTATGATGAAGTAGCACCTGATAAATTGTTAGCTGATTATTTATCTGCAACCGAAAAAGGGTTGGATGCTGATGACATAAAAGACTTAATGGAAGAGTATTCTTTCGATGAGGACTTAGATGACGAAAAGCAAATCAGAAAAATTAAGCTATCAAAGAAAAAGATTATTGCGAAAGCCAAAGATTATTTTGCAGACCAACAAGAAATGTACAAAGTTCCTCTAGAGTCTAGGGGTACTGACATTGAACTGCCTGCAGAAGAAGAAGAGGAGTATAAACAATATGTAGCTAATGCAAAGACGGTACAAGAGAGAACCAAACGGAATAGGGAGGTTTATCTGCAAAAAACAAGCGATGTGTTTGACGAGTTCAAAGGTTTTGAGTTCGAATTAGACGGCAACAAAGTTTTGTTTTCACCCGGTGATGCTGCTGAACTGAAGAAGATGCATTCTAATCCTGTAGATTTTAGTAAAAAATATCAAGCAGAAGATGGAACGTTAACTAATGCGGCAGGATATCACAAGTCTTTAGCAATGGCAATGCAACCTGATAGGTTTGCGAAGTTTTTTTACGAGCAAGGTAAGTCTGCTGCAGCGGATGAATCAATGAGAAAAATGAAAAATGTTAATATGACAACACGCTCTGCTCCTGAAACTTCGTCTACTAAAAGTGGTATGCAAATTAAATCTGTAACTCCCGACCACGGTAGAGGGTTAAAGATTAGAAGTAGAAAAAAATAATAATAATTTTAAAAAAAAACAAAAATGAGTGTATCAAATATACCCGGTTTTGACTTACAACCAAGTGCTCAAAGAGTACCTGTAAGGTCTAACTACATTACAAACTTCGATTTCTTAAATCAGTATCTTCCTGATACTTACGAAAAAGAATTCGAAAGATATGGTAACAGAACTATCTCTTCTTTCTTAAGAATGGTTGGTGCTGAAATGCCATCTAACTCTGACCTTATCAAATGGGCAGAACAAGGACGTTTACATACTAAGTATACAAACTGTACAACTGCAGTAGCAGCAGGAGTAGATGTTGCTGATTTTGCTATCGCTGATGTTTTAAACCCGGCTTTCGTAAATGAAGCTTCAGGTTCTATTGCTATTCGTGTTGGTCAAACAATTATGATTACTAAGAACAATGGTGGAGGTAGTGTTAAAGCTATCGTAACTTCAGTAGACTATGCTACAAGAGTTGTATCAGTTGCATTTTACAATGCAGGTGGATTAACAACTGTTGCAGGAGATGTTTATTCTATGTTTATATATGGTTCTGAATTCAGAAAAGGTACAGACGGAATGGCAGGTTCTTTAGAAGCTGATGATTTCATCTTCGAAAATTCTCCTATCATCATCAAAGATAAGTATGCAGTATCAGGTTCTGATATGGCACAAATCGGATGGGTAGAAGTAACTACTGAAAATGGAGCAAACGGATACCTATGGTACTTGAAGTCTGAGCACGAAACAAGATTACGTTTTGATGACTATTTAGAGACTGCAATGATTGAAGCAGTACCTGCAGCAGTAGGTTCAGGAGCAATCGCTACTACAGGTGATGTAGGTAACAAAGGTTCTGAAGGTATTTTCTACGTTGTAGAGAACAGAGGAAACGTATGGGGAGCAGGTAATCCAACAACTCTTGCAGAGTGGGATTCAATTATCTCTAGACTTGATAAGCAAGGTGCTATTGAAGAGAACGTAGTATTTGTTGATAGAGATTTCTCTTTTGACATTGACGATATGTTATCTCAACAATCATCTAATGCAGCAGGTGGAGTTTCTTATGGTCTTTTTGACAATGAGAAAGATATGGCTTTGAACTTAGGTTTCACAGGATTCCGTAGAGGTTATGACTTTTACAAGTCTGATTGGAAATACTTAAATGACCCAACAATGCGTGGTGGTTTACCAACTGCAGCAGGTTCAGGTAGAGTTAATGGACTTTTAGTTCCTGCAGGTTCTACTTCTGTATATGACCAAATCTTAGGGAAGAACGCTAAGAGACCATTCTTGCACGTTAGATATAGAGCTTCAGAAACTGAAGACAGACGTTACAAGACTTGGATTACAGGTTCAGCAGGTGGAGCAGAGACTTCTAGCTTAGATGCTATGGAGGTTCATTTCTTATCGGAAAGAGCAGTATGTACTTTAGGTGCTAACAACTTCTTCTTATTCAACCAATAAGAAGTAAATAATTAAAGGGAGGCAATATATATTCTGATGAGCCTCCCTTTTTTTTTTAATATAAATTTTAATCTAATTCTATTATAATGAAAACAAAAAAGAAAGTTTACACGGACAAACAATATCGTTTGACACAGGCAGTAGCACCATTAGCCTTTATGCTACCAACAAGAAACAGTAAGAGATTTCCTTTAATGCACTTCGATGAAGAGACCGGTATCAACCGTTCTTTGAGATATGCAAGTAACCAAAAAAGTCCTTTCGAAGATGAACAAGATGGCAATGCTTTATTGACACCTATTATTTTTGAAGATGGATTTTTGCACGTTGCAAAAGAAAATCAAATACTTCAAGAATTTTTACACTATCATCCTTTACTCGGAATGAAGTTTGCAGAAGTTAACGCAGCTAAAGACGCAGCAGCAGAGGTAGAAGATTTAATGATAGAAGCTGATGCTTTGATAGAAGCTAAGTCATTAAGCTTAGACCAATTAGAAACTGTGTGTAGAGTTTTATTTAATAAAGACACTACTAAAGTTTCAACTGCTGAATTAAAAAGAGATATTTTAGTGTATGCTAAAAACTATCCTTCAGATTTTATGGAAGTTATTAGCGACCCTGAATTAAAAATGCAAGGAACTGTTCAACAGTTTTTTGATAGAGGATTTTTAACTTTCAGAAAAAGTAATAAAGAAGTTTGGTTTGCTACATCAACAAATAAAACAAAACTACTTAACGTTCCTTACGGACAAAATGGTATGGACTTAGTTGTCTCACATTTAAAGTCTGACGATGGATTAGAGGTATTAAAGTACCTTGAAAGCTTATTATAATATTGTTATCTTTGTAACTTAGTCATCATCAGAGAGGTGGTGTTTTTTACTAAATTAAAATAATTTATTATGAACAAGTATTTATCATTTGCAGTAACAGACTTTGAGCCTGTACAAATTGCAATTAACGGAGGATTAACAGTTGGTGCAGTAACTGCAACTAACATTGCATTACATTCAGCAGATAGTGCGGTTGTATACACGCTAGTAGGAACAGGTTTTACTGTTGCTATGGCTGATTCAATCAACTACGCTTTAGTAGCTGCAGCACAAACTAATTGGATGAAAGCAGTTTCAAAAGTTTCTATTCCAAATGGACAGTTAGTTACTGATGTAACTATCGCTTAATTAACTAATCTTTTTAGATTTATAAGAGACCTCTTCATTTTGAAGAGGTCTTTTTATTTTGTTTATCTTTGTACAAAAGAATACAGATGATAAACTCAGTTAGACAAACGGTAATGTCAGTTCTGAATAAAAATAACTACGGCTATATCTCACCCTCTGACTTTAATTTGTTTGCAAAGCAGGCACAGTTAGATTTATTTGAGAATTATTTTTACTCATACAACTATCAAATATCAAAAGAAAATGCAAGGCAATCAGGAACAGGATATGCTGATATAACAAAAGGACTAGAAGAAGTTATTGATACGTTTTCCGTACAACTTCCTTTACTAAGAAATGGTGGGACAACTTTCCCTGAATCTTTATACTTCCTTCCTTCATTAACAACTACTAATAATGATTATTATATTATTAATAAAAATTTAGTATATAACAAAGTATTGATTTCTAATGCTACTACTACTGCAACAAATGGTGGTGGTACTAGAGTAGAAGATTCATCACAAAATTTTATAGCTTCAGGAGTACAAGTAGGAGATATAGTTTCTACTGTTACAGGAGGTGTTACATACAATACAATCGTTAGTAGCATTATAAATGCTACATCATTATTGGTTAGACCAACTACAGATGCAATCGTTTGGAATGCAGTAGGTAAAAATTATTATATCTACTCAAGTAAAAATATTAAAGAAGCAGAAAAAGTAACTCATAGTAAAATAACTATGTTAAACAATTCATTACTTACTGCACCAAATTTAACCTATCCTGCATATACACAAAACGGAGATTTCGCAGAAACATATCCTGATACCATTAATGGTATTGGACAGTTGGTATCTCAATATATTAGATTTCCTTTTATTCCTAAATGGACGTTTGTTGATTTAGTTAATGGTGAACCTGCATTTAATGAAGGAGCAGCGGATTATCAAGATTTTGAGTTACCAAATGATGACGAGGTTAATTTAGTTATGAAAATACTTCAGTACGCAGGTATGAGTATTAGAGAAGTACAAGCAGTTCAGTTTGCCGCAACATCAGAACAACAATCAGAACAAGAAGAAAAATAGATTATGGCATATATAACACAGTATCAGTATTACGAAAATTCAGGAGCAACTCCGGAGGATGCTAATTGGGGTTCATATCAGTATGTATCCTTAGAAGACATTGTTAACAATTTTATGTTAATGTATGCAGGGAATCATAGTCTTGTAAATAATGAAGAGAGATTTAAAATATTGTTTCACGCAAAAAGAGCAATTCAAGAATTAAATTACGATGCATTTAAAGAAGTTAAGATTTTAGAATTAGATGTGTGTGATACATTACGATTTGTATTACCATCTGATTATGTTAATTGGGTAAGAATATCTCAATATAAAGATGGTTTACTATATCCTCTTTCGGAAAATATTCAGACTAATTGGAGTGGTGCTTACTTACAAGATAACGATTGTAGAATATTGTTTGACCAAGATGGTGCAGCTTTAAAGCCTGAGTTTAGTACTATAGATTCTGAAAGAATTTTTGGAGGAAAACAATCTATTTATCTTAACTCAAACTCTGCAATGAATGGTAGAGAAGGATGGAACGTAGATGGGAATTGGTATTTTGAATATGGCATAGGTGCAAGATTTGGTTTAAACACAGAAACGGCTAATGTAAATCCTACCTTTAAGATTAATTCTAAGGGTGGTGTTATTAATTTTAGTTCAGGAATGTCAGGAAGTATTTGCATTTTAGAATATGTTTCTGATGGAATGGAAAATGGAGATGACAGTTTAGTTACTGTAAACAAAATGTTTGAGGATTTTATATACGCATATATTGAGTACGCAGTACTTGGTTCTAAGGTAGGGGTTCAAGAATATATTGTTGCTAGAGTTAAGAAAAAGAAAACTGCTCTTTTAAGAAACGCTAAAATTAGAATTAGTAATATACATCCCGGAAGATTATTACAAAATCTTAGAGGTAGAGATAAGTGGATAAAATAATATGGCAAATATAACTAGAAACTTTACTTCAGGTAAAATGAACAAGATGGTTGATGAGAGACTCGTTCCAAACGGGGAATACATTGACGCATTAAATGTTAGAATGGGTTCGTCAGAAGGCTCAGAAATAGGTGCAATAGAGAACTCAAAAGGTAATACAATAATAACAAACGTTCAGTTTGAAGGTCAAGCATTAAGTTCAAGTGCTAGATGTATAGGAGCGTATGAAGATGGTGCTGAGGAAACGTTGTATTGGTTTGTTAATGACCCGGAATTTGTTGGGACAGGAGCACCTGCAGGAGTTGTAGATTTAATATTATCATATAATACCAATTTAGATGTACTTACTTATCACGTTATTAGTGTAGGTGACCCACTAGATGCTACAAAAACTGTATTAAATTTTAACGCAGAGTTTTTAATTACAGGAGTTAGTAAAGTAGAAGACTTACTTTTTTGGACAGACAACTATAATCAACCACGACAGATAAATGTAGATAAAAATTATCCAAATCCAATAAGTGGAGTTGATGTTTTAAGTGCTGAGTCTTTACTTGTTATAAAAAAACCACCTATAACTTCACCAAGAATTAAACCTATTTCAACTTCTAGTCAAGATAATTTTTTAGAAGATAGATTTGTTTCTTTTGCATATAGGTATCGATATGAAGACGGACAATATTCAGCTACCTCTCAATTTTCAGGACCATCGTTCATACCTAAAACATTTAAGTATGACCCGACTACTGCTTTAAATGGAGGTATGTTGAATAGCACAAACCTTTGTGACATTACATATAATACAGGAGGACCTCTTGTTATAGGTGTTGATTTATTATTTAAAGATATGAACTCTTCTATAATTAAAATTATAGAAAAATTAGATAAAGAGGAATTAGGGTTAGCAGATAGTACTGATTACTTATATACTTTTAGTAATAGTAAAATATTTACAATATTAGCTGACTCTGAAATATTAAGATTAAACGATAACGTACCGTTACTTGCTCAGTCTCAAACGATGATGGGTAATAGATTAATGTATGGTAACTACTTAGAGGGATACGACTTAGTTCGTAATAAAGTTAAAACTAAATTAGAATATGATGTAACTGTTACCAATAAAATAATTGGTCGTGAGCAAATTGCTTCAACACTAACAACGGGTACTTACACAATAGATGGGAATGTAACTATTGTTGGCTCTGTTATAAATATTGATTTAGCAGGACAAACACTAATACAAGGAGCGACCTTAAGTCTTTTTATAAGATTTCAACATTCACAATTTAGCAATACACCTCCAACACCTGCGGATACAACTCAAGAAGTAACAATACAATTTATATACACACTTCCGCAAGACTTTGCTAGTGTCTATGACCTAGCTATATCAACTGATTTTTCAGAAAAGATAGGAGTTGCTTCACAAATACTTGCACCTCAAGCTTCTTGTAATGGCGAAAGTCTTACTGATGTATTTAACTGTAGTCTTCCTAATGAACTAAGTGGATTCTTTAAATATGAAAGTGGTATAAGTGCAGCAGCACAACCAATTGCAATTGGTGCTAGTCCATCTTCAGATGTTATTACACTACAGATACCTGCAGTAAGATATGTTGATAATCTTGTCACGATTACTGATAGTGTCTATGAGTATTATATAATAAATATTATAGATATTATTTTTCAAGATATAGGAAATCCTTCTAGCTTGCATAGTAATAGAGGGTATGAGATTGGTATAATTTATATGGATGAATTTCTTCGTTCAACAACTGCGTTAGTTAGTAGAAATAACTCTGCTCATATTGGTTGTGAAAATTCAGACACACAGAATAAAATTAATGTAACAATACCAACAACACAGATTGCACCGGAATGGGCATCTAGATTTAAGTTTTGTATAAAACCTGATAAAGCAGATTACAATACTATATTTAGTCAATTCTTTTTTAGAGACAATACTTCAGGAGCCGATTACTTTTTGCTTGATGGACAGAACGCTCAAAAAATAGAAGAGGGTGACGAGATGATTGTAAAAGCTGATACCAATGGTCCTAGACCAAACTGTACTTTTACTACAGTACTAGAAAAAAAAGCACAACTAAAAAACTTTCTTGGTGATGACAAACCTTTAGACCAAGGAGGAAATGAAATAGAGATTCCTTCAGGAGTTTATATGAAACTACAAGCAAATAATTTTAGCACAGTAGTTGGAGAAAATCCTGTAGTTGACCCCGGAGAATTAACTTCTCAAGGTGGTGGTTGTAGAATTGTTAAATATCCTGTGGATGTTGAAGACCCTCAACAACCGGGAACGTTTATTGATTATGATATACCTTCAGGCTCAAGAATTTCATTCAGAATAAGTAATATTAGAAAAGGTAATACATCAGGTGGTTTGGGTTTAGGTAATGTTGCTAAAAAGTTTTGGGTAGTAGATGAAAACTTTGTCGCACCTCAAGATTATACCAATTTTAAAGCTTGGTTTGATGGGAATAATATTCAGCAAGTTTTACAAGTACAGGCAGAAGATGAAGGTACAGGTGTACAAGGACCTAACTATTCGCCAACAATTCAAAGCATTTCAGGAAGACCTTGTAATACTACAAATATCTATACTAACTTTGAAACAACAGGTGCAGGTAATACACTAAGAAGCTTTTTTGGTGTAAAAAGTAGTGAAGGATATAGCGGTGGTAAAAAAAATACTAGACTAGAAGTTGAAATTGTAGTTGTTCGTGCAAACGGATTATTAGTTTTTGAATCTAAACCTGCAGATACAGTACCTGATTTATGGTATGAATCATCTGAGTCATATGGAATTGACAAAACTAATGGAGAGCACAGAGGTAATATTCAAAATCAAAATTTTGCAAGTAACACACCTGCTATTATTCAAACTGCTTTTGAGAATTGTTTTACTTTTGGTAACGGAGTTGAAAGTTTTAAAATTCAAGATTCAGTTATAGGTAAGCCTATGGTAATGGGTAACAGAGCACTTACAACTAATGAAGTAGATTACGCAGCAATAATTAGATTCTCAGACATTACTTATAGTGGTGTGTATAACGAAGAGTCTAACATAAACAAGCTAAACGAATTTAACGCAGGTCTGTTGAACTTTAAGGCTTGCGAGCAATCGTTTGGTCCTATTATGAAAATGCAGGCTAGAGAGACAGATATATTAGTTTTACAAGAAGACAAGATATCTTATGTTTTATCAGGAAAGAATTTACTTTCAGATGCAGGAGGTGGAAGTTCTTTAACGTCTGTTCCACAAGTATTAGGAACTCAGATTGCAAGAATAGAAGAGTATGGTATTAGTCAAAACCCTGAGAGTTTTTCTATATACGGAGCAGAGAAATTTTTTACAGATGCTAAGAGAGGTGTAGTTGTAAAGTTGTTAGGTGCAGGAGGTCAATCAGACCAATTAACAATAATTTCAAACGAAGGTATGAGACCTTGGTTTAGAGATTTATTTCAAGTTAATTTTACTACTCAGAAACTAGGAGGGTATGACCCTTATATGAATGAGTATGTTTTATCTAACAATACAATTCAACTACCGGCTCCTAAGATTTGTATCAACTGTGGTATTTCAAAAACATTAAATATTAAATCCACTAAAGCATTTACTCAATGTTATGATGTTGGAAGTTTAGTTGGTGATGTTAAGATTAACTATATTCTTAATTCAATTGTTGCAGGTAGTACTTTTACTGTTTCTGCAACATACAATGCAACTACTGTTACATCGGGAGCCGTAACGGCAAGTGGAAGTATAACTATATCTAAAAATTTAGTTTTAGACTCCGAAGTAGATTTAACAATTACCACTACAGGTGAAGTTAATGTAACTGCTACGGTAGAATGTCCTGATGCTGATGACATTAGTATAAAATTAATTCACTTGTCAAGTAACAATGAGGCAGCCTTACAAATACACGATGAGTATAGATGGGTTGATGGTTCATTTGTTTCACCTTTACATTCAGAACAAGTTATTTTTGGAACAGGAACGTTCCCTATTGTTTCTTTATTTCAAACTATAACAGGTGAACAGGGAGCAGGAGTTATACCTACCAACGGTGCGGTTGTACAAATGTTATCAAACAAAATAAATAACGACACCTTTAACTTTAATATTTTAGAAGATACTTTTCAGTACTTAAGAAGTAATACTCTATATGGAAATAATCCTACAGACATAGCTTTATTATTAGCTGCGGTAACAACTGCTACACCAAACGTTGCTCCTACAAATGGGAACACGGCATTTAGTGCAGACTTTGTTATGCCTAGTACAGGACAGTATTTATACTTAGTATGGGATACTAGAAACTCTACTGCATTAGATTTATGTTTTGGAGCAACTGCAGTAGCAGCTTGTTGTAGTTGTACAGGGTCAACACCTAATACTAATTTTACATTAGAAGATTGTTCAACAGGAATAAATTTCACAGTTGAAGATACTTATGGAGTGTTTTCAATTGGTGATGTGGTTCAATATAAAACAGGACTTGTTCCAAATCTAGGTTCTATCGTTGAGTGTGGAGAAATAATAAGCGTAGGAACAACTCCAAATGCTACATTATATTCTGCAGTCGCTAGATTCTGTGGTGATACAGTTAATTGTGGAGACCAACAACCAAGTAATTGTAAGCAATATCAAACATCAACAACAAGTGGTTCAGGTATAACATATACATATACAGATTGTAATGGTGTAGCAAGAACAGACTCTGTTGGTGGAGCAAGTGGTTATGATTCAAACAGTTTCTGTGCTATAGATGGTACAGTAGTAGGAGCACCTAACTTATTAGACGAAGGGGATTGCTTGTTTTAAACAATTATAAATAAAAAAGAAGATGGCAATATATTATTTAGATGGAACAACATTATTAAACTCACAAGCAGTTTTTTCAGACCAAGCATTATCGACTTGTGCACCTGATGGGTTCTACTCTGATGGTACAATATCAAGAGAGCAGATTAGTTGTGTGTTACAAGCAGCACAGAATTGTGGGAGTTGTGGTGTTGCCTGTGGAGGTACAATTGCAGGAAGTGGTAATCAAGGTATTTACTTACTTGATTTAGATGCAGGTGGAACAAATACAGACACCGGTGCAATTGTTATAACATATAATCCTTTTGGAATACCTGATGGATTTAAAGCTATTTACAATGGGGTTACTTACAATAAGTTAAGTTCACCTGTTGATGGATACCACGCTTCTACAGTAGCTACAAACTTTACATTTATTGGAAACACTAATGATGACTGTGGGATATCAGGTTCAACATACACACTTAATGAATTTTCATATAATTCAGGAAGTAATGCTTTTGTAGCATCAGGAAGTACTCAAAGTGTTTCAGTAGCTGCAGGAGATGTGTCATTATCTGCTTCAGACCCCGGTCTTTGTGTAGCGGTTATACCAAAACCAAATGCGAATCCTTCAACTGTAAATTTTAGTTTTGTTGGACCGTGTTCAAACACGGCTTTTAATATTGCAGTTGCTTGTCCTATTAAGTTATCAAGCTTTCAAACAAACACTACTACCCGTTCTACATCGGCACTAGCTTGTGCCCTTGCTATTAACGGAGCATTCTTTAATGTTCCTGTAACAGGAACTGCAGGTAATCCTGCATTACACGATTGGATTTTTAGTGATAATAACGGACAGTTTGCAGCAGCAAATGGATTCTATAAAAAAGGAACTAACAATTACATAGAAGTATTAAATGGAGTTGTTGTAAGCACAGGAACTTGTGCAGTTAATTCATTTTTCATAAGCACAGTAAGAACAACTTGTACTGATTTCTGTACAACTAATTACGCTATAACTACATCTAAAACTGTTAACAGTAATAACAGTTATGCTAACCTAGCAATAGGTGATGAAATACCACCTTCTGTTTTAATAGATGGTTTTTACGCATATGCAGCAACAGTTACGGATACGGCTACAGGTATATTTAGAATAATGACATTGTCAAACAATGTAATAACATCACTAGCAGAATGTAGTGGTTCAAACTGTGTAATTTTATAAATAAAAACAATGGCAAATTCAAACGTACCAACAAAAGAAAACTATACCATCTCACACGACTCTCTTACAAAAGGGTTCCCTTCTTTCTATTCTTACTTTCCTGATTGGATGATAGGAATGAATAATTTTTTTTATACGTTTAATGGCGGTAACCTTTACCGTCATAACACAAACGAGAGTAGAAATAATTATTATGGTGTTAATTATCCATCTACTTTACAGTCAGTATTTAATGACCAACCTTTACAGAATAAGTTATTTAAAACAATGAATCTAGAAGGAGATGATAGTTGGGGTGCAACAATGACAAGTGACCAACAAGTGACAGGATTTATTTCTCAAAGTTTCTTTGAAGAAAAAGAAGGTGCGTACTATGCGTTTATAAGAAACTCAGGAACTGTTCCTGCGTCTTTATCTGAATATGCATTACGTTCATTAAATGGTTTAGCTACAAGTTCTAATGTTTCTGTAGCAGGTTCATTAACAACAATAAGTTTTGCTACATCAATTAATATTGGAAACATTATAAGTATTGGTGATATGGTATATTTTGGAAATCCAACTCCACAATTAGCAGGTCAGGTTACTGCGGTAAATCAAAACTTACCTGCAGGATTAAACGACATAGTAATAAACAATAACGGAAACACATTTATTCCTGTTGTAGTACCGACTCCAACTACAGTTACACTACCAAGTATAACAGAGTATATCTTATATATAAAAAACTCAATAGCCGAATCTCACGGTATACTAGGACACTATGGTGTGTTCACTTTAACCAATAGCAATACCTCAGCAATAGAACTGTTTGCAGTTGAAAGCGAAGTAATGAAATCTTTCCCTTAAAATTAGTATCTTTGTAAGTAATATGGATAATGTTGATGCAAAGCTTAGTAATCCGGAGTATGTCCTAGAGTATATAAACCAAAACAGAGGTTTATTATGGGACAAAATAAAAGATTTTAAATCTATTATTACTTCTACCGAGGGTGTTGTACTTAACCATACGGAAGAGATGGATAATATGTGTCCTTTAAAGCATCATATAGAAGATGGTATTTATACAAGAGAACTATTTATGCCTAAAGGATTTTTAGGTGTGAGTTATATACACAAAACTAATCATCCTTCTTTTTTTATGAGTGGCGAAATGTCTATGGTTACAGACACAGGTAGCGTTGAAAGAGTAAAAGCACCTATGGTTGTGCAAACAAAAATAGGAACTCAAAGAGTTGTTTATGTACACGAAGATACCGTATGGGTATGTACTTATAGAACCGATGCCACTACCGTAGAAGAAGCAGAAAAACAAATATACACGGAGGACTATAGAGAACTTCCTGAGTATATAATTGAAAAACAAAATAGATTATGTCAGGATTAATAGCAGGAATAGGAGTTGGTGTATCAGCCATAGGAACCGGATTAAGTTTTGGGCAAGCAGCATCTCAAAGAAAATTGTCTGAAGAGGCACAGAGACAAGCTGATGCAGCAATGGAGAAAGCTAGAGATAGATTGGATGTAAATTTTGCAGAAGGTCAATCAATAAAAAAAGAAGGTTACGAATTAGAAAGAGAAGCCAACTTAGCAGCAGGTGCACAGGCAATGATTGCTAGTGTTGAAGGAGACGCTAGGGGTGGAGCCGCAACTGCAGGTAGAGTTTTAGCACAACAAAATGCAGCACAAGCACAAACTCGTGTTGCTATGGGTGATGAACTTACCAATATTGAAACGTCAATAATGGAAGAAGAGTCTAGACTTAGAGACTTAAACGTATCATTAGATTTAGAAGAGGTTGCAGGTAACCAACAAAAAGCATCAGATGCAGCACGAAAAGCTTCAGCAGCAACTTCACAAGGGATTCAGCAAGGTATACAAACTGCAGGTGCAGCAGCCGCAGCATTCATTCCTTTATACCAAGAAAAAGTACAGAACCAAATTGATGCTACAGGAGCAATGAGTTTAACTCCGGAACAATACGCAAAATTTGGGAATGTGAAAGGTGGTAGTATGGGTAAAGAGGGAACAGGTAAATTTACTAATCTTGACTTTGATAAGATAAAAAACTTTAGCCGTAGAGAATTTAAAAACTTTAAAAAAGATTTAACTGTTGACCAATCAGCAGCACTTTTTAAAAGTAACCAATATTTAAAAAACTACAATAGTTATCCTACCTTAAGTCTTGATGATGATGAGGGGAACGGAGTACTAATAAACCCTATAACAGGTAGACCTTGGGGAGAATAATAAACGAATAGATAACTATGGCAACAGCATATAAGTACGTTGAATCGCAAGTAGATGACCAAGTAAATTGGGCAGAAGTAACGAGCAATGTAACAAATACATTAAAAGAAGAAGTTCGTGTACGAACAGAAAAGAAGGCTGCTATAGATGCTGCTTCTCGTGAGTATTCTAAAGTACTTAACAATGTTCCTATTGGTGAGAATACAGAATTAAATAAGTTTGCGTTAAATGCTGCTGCTGATTTGCAGCAACAAATGCTAATGCAAAATACTTTATTAAAGTCAGGTCAATTAGACCCAAGACAATATACCATTATGAGACAGAACTTAACGGATGGTACTGACCAAGCGTTTAGTTTATTTCAAAATTATAATGCAGAGTATGAAAGAAAAATGGCTATGATGGACCCTAACCTTCCTGCTGCAGAGCGAGCATCTAAAATGCAGACTTGGCAAATGGAACAACTAGAAGGATTTGGTAATTTCAAAAATAGTAAATTAGTTATTAATCCTAATTCAGGTTTAATGACTATGGCTAAGATGATTCCTGACCCTAATTTTAAAGGGGACGCTAAAAACGCTCCAATGATTCCTGATATGAATAACTTACAAAGTGTTCAGACTTTAGAGAACAGACTTAAATCTACCACTACTCAGTACGATGTAATAGGTGCAGCAGATACTTATTTAGATTCTTTAGGTGCAGATAAAAGAGCAGTTATAACAGGACTAGGTCAGAAGTATACATCAGCAGTAATCAAAACAATTTCAGATGCTACCGCAAAACAAAAGGGTTCTTGGAAGAATATGAACCTAGCTGACTTAACTGTAGAAGCTAAAAGATTAGGTGTTAAAGTTGAAGATTTAAAAGAGATTACTTTATTTAGTGAGGCTCAAGACAATTGGGTTAAAGGTCAACTTGATATAGGTGGTACTGCAGCAGCTTCAGTACTCTTAGATTTTAAAAGCGTTAATCAAGAAACAGGAAAGCCATATACTCAGCTTGCATACTCAGTAGAGAATCAAGCTAAGGCAAATGCAGATTCTAATATCATTATAATGGAGCAGGTTGATGGAAGAATGGTTCCTAAATTAAGTGCTAAACAACAAGCACAAGCTGAGAGAATTATGAAGACTCAGATAAATATTGGTGTCGATTATGAAGAGACCTTAACTACTCAGAAGACAGGCTTTGAGAAAAGTTCTGTACAGGAGAAAGAGTCAGGAAAGAAAAAAGATAACCAAGCAGTTGTAAGTAACATTGCTAAGTTATGGTATGGAGATGATGCAGAGGTTAAGACTGCAGAAGACTATCTTAAAGGAACTAACCCTGACATAGCAGCTATCACAAGAACAGGTGATGGTATTGTTATTGAATATACCGCTAAATCAGGACTACCTAAGCAAGAGATTCCGTTTGCAACTACGGCAGGTACAATTACACAGGAACAATTTGTTGAGGGTAATGCAAACTATTTCTTTAATAAAGAAAATAAAATTAAAAACATTCCTGACTTAATGTCTAACTCAAGTCTTGATAAAAACAAGAAATTTAATAAGACATCTAAAGCGTTTACGTTTAATGAGGTTATAAATAAAGAATCAGTAGGAGATGCTTACGATAGAATAACTTTAGCTGAAGCAACTAAGGCAGGATTTTTACCTAAATTATTTGTAGCTGATGATGAAGACCAAACACTTACTAATGTAGCAGGATTTATAACAGGTTTACCGGGTATGGAAAACTACAAAGTAATAGATGCAGGAGGTACAGATGATGAACTTCACGTTTTAGATGAGGACGACAACATAGTAGAGAAATTTGAGTTAGATGCTGCTGATAACTATAATCAAGCTAAAGATGCTCCAATATATATTAAGCGTTTACTACAGAGGTCTAGGAACTTACAGGCAGCAGCAGATAAAAAAGGTGACTTCTTGTATGACAAGACTCAAGGTAAAAGAAATAGCACATCACAGAAATTTAATCCATCTTTTGTTAAGGGTGGAAAAGCAGCACAATTTTAATTAGACATAAAGCAAAATGAACGAAGAGGCAATTCAAGTAGCATACGATTTATTTGTACAAGACGGATACACAAAGACAATTGAAGATTTCAAAATGTTGATGGCAAACAATCCGGAAGGACAACAAGTTGCGTTTGATTTATTCAAATCTGATGGGTATACAAAAGAGATGGCAGACTTTCAAATCTTAATGGGAGCAGCAGAACCTGAAGAGGAAGTTGTTGTGGAGGAACCATTAAAAAAAAAAGATATTTTGGAATCTCCATTGGCAGGTGGTGGTTCGGAGCAGTCCGTTATTAACACACCTACTCGTGATGAACTTCAAGATATGCTTGATGCTCCAAGGAATACTGCAGGGCAAAATAAGAATGAAGATAGATATGTAGACCCTATTAAAAAATTAGGGATGTATCCTGACGGTGGAGTAGAAGCAGTTGACAATGCTTTTGCACAACAACTTAAAGATATTAAAGTAACTGCACAAAGCGACAAGGAGCAACTACCTTTTGAAGAAGAAAGAAAAGCAAAAGAAGCGGAGACTCAGATAGCAGTTCAACTAAAATACGAGAAGGAAAGGCAAGCAATATTAAAATCACCTGAGTTTGAAGTTGCTCTTACACAAACTAATGCTGATGCAATCAATCAAGGGGAAGACGATGCAGTAGGATACTTCACAAAGCTATATGCACCTTATGGATTTTCATTTAGAACAACAGGAATAGGTGATGCAATGGTGGTTTATCCACCTAACAGTAACGACCCTTTAGAAGTAGATTTAGATACATTTTTTTCTGACGATAAGGAAGCTTCAGCTTTAAGAGAATATGTTAAAGCTAATGCAGTAACACCTGATGAATCAGCTACAACTGCAAAAGAACAAGACGATATAACTCGTGCTCAAAGAGTAAGAGGTATGCGTAACACAGGTCGTATAAATAGTGATGGTACTGAGTCAACTGTATTGATGGCTTCAGGAATAGTAGACGGTAAGTTTGTAGCTTATCCAACATTATTTCCTGATACTGAAGGAGACAATGGTCAATATGGAAGCGACCCTATGTGGTGGAAAGAAGAGAAAGGAATTGATGCTTTTAATGAAGCTAAAAAAAGAGGTGAGGTATTTGAGTTTGACACAGAAGATGAGGCTCAAGATTTTGCTGAAGGTTCTTGGAAGGATATAAACACAGTAGATTCAGAAGCTAATGATTTCTTTACTAAAAGAGGTTATGACTATAGTAGTTACAAGAAGAATTACGACAGGTATGAAGAGATAAGAGATGAACTTTATTTCTTAGAGGAAGCAAATTTTTATGAAAAAGATTTAACTGATGATGAGAGAAAAGAATTCTCTAACTTATATGTTAATGGTAAAAGAAGAAACGGAGCAGTTGCAGAGAGAATAGCTGAGTTAAAATTAGAACAAGATAAATTATACTCTGTAGTTAACGACACAGAATTAATGACAGTTCAGGAAGACTTTGATTTACATATAGATAAGAGACTTAATGAAAGAACAGGTGAAGCAGTCAATCAAAATAGAGTAGCTTTAGAATATGCTGAGGCACTTACGCTAGATAGTCAACAAAGATTTCAAGTTAATCCTGATAAGTTATATACAATAATTCCACAGAATGAGCAGGAACGTATAGTATTAGACCAATTAAACACAGACTATGTTGAAGCTAAAGCTATACAACAACGTGCTGCTGATAAATATATGGTAGCTAGTACATTTCTTGATGCTAAGATTGATGAAAATGTTAGAGAAGAGTTTGTATCTAATTGGGCAGCGGTAACAAATGCTTCTATTAAAGGAACATCTCAAGGTAATGTTGGTAATGAGATTTTAAGAATGTCATTAGGTTTACAAGACCTTGATAACGATGCAAGTTCATTGGAAGCTGCAGACCGACTTATCCAATATATGCAAGACGGTGATACAGGAAAGACAGGTCGTGCAGAATACAGATGGCATTCAGCAAGAGGGTTCAAAGAAACTTGGGATGCTTTTAAAAATGACCCGGCAGAATTAGCAGTAGGTTTTGCAGCTAACTCAATAAGTCAAATGCTTCCATATGGTTGGAAAATTATAGGTACTTCAACTGCTGCAGGAGCAACTGCCGGTGGATTAATTGGTGCTTCAGGATTTGTTACAGGTCCCGGTGGTGTTTTAACAACAGGTGGTGGTCTAGTAGCAGGAGCAGGTTATGGTTTTAAATCAGGTATGGTGGCAACATCATTTGCTTTAGAGTATACCAATGCAGTTATGGATGCAGTAAGGAATCAAGGATTTAATCCTATGGACCCGAACTCTTTAAAGGATGCTTTACAAAGTGAGAGTGTTTGGTCAGAAGGATTGGAGATAGGACTAAAGCGTGGTATCCCAATCGCTATTGCAGATATGCTTTCAGCAGGTCTTGCAGGTAGAGTATTTAAAGCAGGAGCACTTGCTTCAAGAGGAACACGAATTGGATTAGGTTTAACAGAACGTATAGTGTTTGACCCGATTATGGAAGGTCTAGGAGAAACTGCGGCTCAAGTTGTTGTTGGTGGTGAACTTGACTTTAAAGAAATTGCAGCAGAATCAATAGGTGGTCTTGGTAATCAAGGTCCTAATGCAGCGGTAAACATCTTTCTTGATGGTAGAGCGAGGAGTAATATTGCTATTGCCAATAAGTTTACTGACTTAAAATTCTTAGCTAATGAGAAATATAGCGATACAAGAATATCAACTTGGGCAAATGGTATGGCTAAGGTAGGTCAGATAAGTGTAGAACAGAACCAAAGAATACAGGAGAACCTTGGGTTAAGAAGAGAGGCTCGTAATCTAATGAGCGTTGGACTTGATGGAGGAGTTAATACTTCAAACAATGTACAGGTAGACCCTACTGTAGAAGGAAGGTTAATGGAATTGATGGCGGCTAGAAAAGAACTATCGTCAACACCTAACAGAAAATCAGCATTCGCTGATAAGATATCACAAATTAATAAAGAGATTGCAGGTATCGTTGAAACCAAAGAACTTGTAGATAAAAATCAACAAACAATTCTTGTTGGTACAGGAGTGTTAGACAGAACAGAGCAGGAAGGTTCAACCGATATTCGTAAAGGAATAAAACGTTACGCTATTAATGGAAAGGAATTTACTAAGAAAGAATTTCTTCAGAAGTTTAGTAAGCTTACAGATAAACAATTAAATAAAATTTCTATTACAGTAAATAACGATTCAGAAGTTGGTTCAGTAGTAGATGAGAAATATGAAGGGATTAAAAACCCAACTAAAAAAACTAAAGCAAACTCAGCTAGATTAAAAAATCTAATTGATAATGCAGAAAATATTGATGATGCTAACGCTTCATTAATTGAAGACAAGCCGTTAGATATTGACGGTGATATTAAAACAGAAGGAAAACGAAAAGCAAAAGAGGATGAATCTGAAGTACAGGTTGTCTCTGAAGTAGAGGTTGCTCCTGAAGTAGAGGTTGCTCCTGAAGTGGAGATTGAATCTGAAGTAGAGGTAGATTCTGAAACTGATTCTCAAGAAGTTCAAGACCTTAGAGATTTAATAAACGGTACAGAGTCTGCACCTGTTGCTGAAGTAGAAGTTGCTCCTGAAGTAGCAGTTGAATCTGAAGTAGAAGTTGAATCTGAAGTAGAAGATACATCAGTACCAACACCTACACCTACACCTACACCTACTCCTACTCCTAAATCAAGTAGGAAAAAAGTGAGAGCAGTATTCGCACCTTTTGAAAAGGGAAAGTTTAATGCAGATGAGGAAGCTGAAGGAGGTTTATTTATGACAACAGAAGGTGGTGAAATAGTAGTAAACCCGGATTATTCTAAAGGTTCGTTGACAAGAGTGATGAATAGTCCTGATTTGTTTGGTGTTAAAGACCCTGCAACAGGTGGTGTATGGGAGAATATGAATGAATTTACTAATGATAAAACAGGAATTAAAGTTCTTAAACCTGCTAAATATAAAACTGTTCAGAATGCAAATGGTACTAGCGATTTTGTTGTAGTAGAAAAAGGACAAATAGAATTTACTAATGACGGAGTAGTCTCAATGGATGAGACTGCACAGTTACAACTTGATGGCAGAGCAGATGAATCCACAGTAAAGAATTCAGAAAAAAGAAAGAAGGCTCTTGTAAAGAGAGCCACTAAGGTGATGGAAGAGATTCAGCCTGAACTTAGTGAGAACAACGTAGAGGTTGAAGATACCAATGCCAAAACAACTACAGTTGTAGTTACAGAAAACTCAGCACTTGCTGCTAAGGTAACTAAGATGGGTCTAAAAGAATTGATAGGTAAAAGAATTAATCTTGTTATGGCTGACCAATTAAAGGTAGACGAAAACAGAATGGGTGGTCCATTCTTTCCTTTGATGGATAAGTTATTTGGTAAGGTAGCTTGGGCATCTATCGGAAGAACTGATGCAAAGAAAATAGTTCTTGGTTCTATTGGTGCTGACTATAGTGTGGTGTATAATATGTCACCATCAGCAGTAGATTCTAATCTTGCTACGCTTGATACTCTTATTGATAAAATTAAAGCATCGCCTAACTCAGAATTAATCTTTCAAGAAATGATGAAGGATATTCAGAGCAAGACATTTAAAGCAGGTAAGACAGAGTTGGTACATAAGATTGCTAGAGAGGCTAATACTCTTGAAGATTTTGTAGTAGAATTTGCAAAGTTAGATGTAGATAGTAAGGCTCAAATTTTTACTACCGTACTTCCATCATCTAGTGTTGAGGCTTCAACAACTGTGGGTAAATTATTTGCAGCAGAAGGAATAAGTCAGGAGTCGATTAGAGCAGAGAACACAGAACAGTTTGTATCAGAACTACCAATGGGTGCTATAACAATGGTGTTAAAAGTAACCGACAAACAAGGTAACCCTGTTACTAAAGCTACAGTTGATGAGGCTCTTATTAGTCCTGAAGAACAAGAATCAGAAGGACTACCTAAGCACAGAAATTATCCTTGGTATGTTAGAGGTAAGGCAGTTGGTATAATGGAGGAGACAGTTCCTTTTTGGAACTTGAGTAAGAAGTTTATGAGTACTATCAACGCTAAGATTGATGGTGTTATAAGAATGAAAGTTGGTGAGTTAACAGACAAGGTAACAGGTAAGGTTAAAAGAAAAGCCGGAACAAAAAGAACTTCGGCTGCTCAAGCTAGAGGTGCTGAAATGAAAAGAGCAATGGGTTCTTCTTCAGTTAACTTTGAAGTTCAGGAAGCTACCAACACAACATACCAACAGTTTATAAAAAAATTAAGTAGAGCGTTTCCTAATACAGAAGTTGTTGCTACACAAGAAGAGTTTGATAGTTTAGTACAAGAGTTAAATGCTCAACAGTTAACTACAAAATCTCAGAAAGTTTATGGAGCCGTGTATCAAGGTAAGCTTTATTTAAACCCTGCTGCACAAAACTACAACACACCTATACACGAGTTTGGTCACCTATGGTCTAACACGGCTAAGGCTATGAACCCTGAGTTATACAACAAAGGTATTGACCTTGTTAAGGATACTGCCTATGTTGATGATGTAAAAAACAGTAAGGCATACAAAAAAATTGTTAAGCAGATGATTGCTGATGGAGCAACTGAAGCAGAGATTGAGCAATACGTTCTTGAGGAAGCACTTGCTACTGCAATTGGAGACCAAGGAGCCGCATTTGCTGAGGCAGCACAAAAGAAAAACTTTAAAGCTTGGCTTAGTGAGTTGTTTGATTTAGTTAAGAAGTTAACAGGGATATCAAATGTTACAAGTCTGCAGTTAGAGAATATGACTCTTGAAGATTTTACTCAAGCAGTTGTTGTAGACCTGCTATCAGAAAATGAATTGTTTGTTGGAGCAGAAGTGGCGGCACAGTCTCAGCAGTTGCAACTAATGACAGAGCCTAATACATCCAAGCAAAGCATTATAAATATAGGTAGAGAAAACGCAATGAGCGATGCTTCTATTCTTGTGGTATTAAAAGAGAATGGATTTAAAGATGTTAAAGCAAACAAGCAAGCACTTGAAGTTCAATTAAACTTACTTGATACAATGCCAAGAGAGTTTGGTAATGTAGAAGGAGGAGCACTTGTAGGTACTGAATTGTTTAACGAAACGAAACAACAGTTAAACAAATATGGAACTCAAGGAAGAGGAAATAATAGGACTAAATCGTTTGCAGAAATAAGAGCAGAAGGTCAGAGATTAATAAAAGCTAATCCTATATTTGAAGCACAACCTGAACAAACAAAGCTTGAGTTATTAAGTGCGTTTGATAGAGCACTTGGAATAAGAACTAACCCAACTGTTACTAGAGATATTGCTAGTGTAAGAAGTAAGCTTAAAGAACAATACCTAGGAGAAAGAACTCTTGCTGCTGCACAACGTAAGTTGAGAATGCTTATAAGAAAAACAATGCCTAAGTCTAAGAACTATTCTAAAGGTCGTATGGACAGGTTGATTAAAGCCGTTAACGAAACAACTGCTAAGAACTTTGATGGTCAAGTAACTAAAGTATTAAAGGAACTTGAAGGTCAGAGAAGTCAAATGAAAAACGAAGTGCTTAGAAAAATGATAGCACTTGTAAAGAAGAAATCTAAAGCTGCAATTACTGCGTCTAAAAAAAGAAGGTCAGGTGGTTTAGATGCAATAGGTCAGGCATATTTTGCAGAAGTAAATAAGGTTTTAAAATTAGTTATCAATAATGATGTAGAAGGACTTAGGGCAGCAGCATTAGAGATAGACCAAGATGAACTTACAAGAGCGTTAGATAAGCTTGAGACAGGAGTGGATTTAACTAGAGATGAGAGAGGATTAATTGACCGTCAGTTAGCTATTGATACGTTTGGTGAGACAATGGGTATGGAGTTAGAGGAAGTGAATGCTTTGTATGATGAGGTTTTATTAACAAGAGCAGAGTCTATTGCACGATTAAACAATAGGAAAGATGCAAGACGAATTGCAATCAATGAAATCAAAGAAGACTTTGATGCTGAGATTGAAATGAATTACAACGAACTGTATGATGAGAATGGAAACAGAAAAAGTTCTCAGCAATTAAAAAGAGAGAGCGAATCTATATATGAATCCTTTAAAAACAAAGGAATATTTGAAGGGATTAAAACTCTTCTAACTAAGTTTGTAAAAAATCAGAAGTACACCACCAATGGTATAGGGGACTTTATGAGGAAGAACCTTTTACATCTTGGTACTATTTCTAACGTTTTAGATAGAGGTCAGAACGGTATGTTTACTAAAACATTCTTCAACAGGCTTAATGAAATGGATGAGAATGGATTACAGGGTATGTTCAGAACCGAGGAGGTCTTTGATGAGATGGCTAATTCATTAAAAGATTCTAAGAAAACTTGGAGAGATTGGAAAAATAACTTAGGTACACAGAAATTAAGTATTGATAAAATTACAAGTAACGTTAAGCAAAAGGACAACACGGTTAAGAAGATGACTTACACAGGAGTATTTAATCCTGACCAAGCTTTAAGAATATATGCTCTATCTCTGAACCCTATTCAAAGACAGAAACTACTTGAGCAAGGTATAACACCGGCAGCTTTAGAAAGAATAAAAACTTTCATTGGAGTTGATGGTGTGCGAATGGCTGATATGACTGTAGACTTTTTTAGTAATGACTATTACAATCAGGTAAACGATATTTATACTCAGGCAAACGATGTTAACTTAGGTTTTGTAGAGAATTATTTTCCTACTAGAACTGTAGGGTCAGAGCAAACTGCTGCTGATATGGTAGGTGGAGACTTTAGTAAAGTATTTACTGCTGAAAACTCTCCTGCATTACAAGAAAGAACAGATACCACGCAAGATTTAGATATCAATTTAGGTTTTACAGAGGTAGTTGAGCAACACATTAAAGAGATGGAGCGATACAAAGCTTATGCTCTTGGTGTTAAACAAATGAATGAAGTTCTGAAATCACCTGCAATACAATTAGTATTAGAAAAGACAGGACTAACAACGTTGTTTAATCAAATGTTAAACTATGCAATTAACCCTGACGCAGGACCTGAAGTTTTATCTTCCGGAGTTATTAGTTGGGTGCAAAATAAGTTTTCAGGATTTGCATTAGCCTTTAAAGCAATACAAGTATTGAAGCAGGCAACATCTTTTATTCAAGCGTTTGAAGACTACTCTTATAAAGGTGAGGATTCTAATATTCTTAGTAGAGTAATGATTGATGCACCAATGTTTATGGTAGATTATGCTAAGGTTATTCTTACTCTTCCAAAACAAATTAGAGAGTCACAGGAAATATCAGCAACGTTTAAAAATAGACTGAGACAAGGTGTTGAAGGAGATGTATATGGATTAGAGTCAGGTGGTCGTACTTATAAAAAGTTAAGCAAATCGCCAAACAAGTATGGTAGAGCAAGCAGGAACTTTAAGACTGCAGCAGGTGCAGCAACAGTAGCAGGAGATATCTTAGGTGTTCTTGGATACAAAGCAGTATACAACAGAAACATTAGGAATGGAATGCCAAAGGCTGAAGCACTTGCATTGTTTAATAACTTTAATTCTACTCAGCAAACAAGAAGGTCTACTGAGAAGGTTGGTATTCAACGTGACACGAGTTGGATGGCAAGGTTCTTTACTATGTTTGGAAGTACGTTATACTTACAGATGAATAAGGTAGGTATGAGTATGAATAGTATGGTTAGAGATGCAGGTAGAGGTAAGCCACCTAAAGCAAAAGACGTTAGAGCATTTGCTTTAAACTTTGCAGTAGCCAATGTATTATTTACTGCCGCTGCTTACTCAGGAGCGTTACTAAAAGGAGATGATAAGGATAAAGAAGAGGCTTGGAAAGCAATACGAAATGCTGCAACAGGACTTAATCTAATATATCAAATTCCTTTGATAGGAACAGGAATAGAAGTTGCACTAAACAAAGCTACAGGAAATAGAAAGCCTGTAAGCGAGGGAGTAAATCCTTTCACAAGTGTATACAGAAAGATGACTAAGGTATATAAAGCTGCTGATGATGGAGAGATTATTAAAGCATCAATTCCTATAGTGGAAATATTAATTGGTGCTCAGTTAGACGCTCCATTTGCTTTAGGTAAATTATTTACAGGAGATGTAACTGATGATAACATCTTTGACTTAATTGGTATATCACCGTCTTATAGACCGGGGTATGGTGTAAAGAAAAAGTCTAAACCTAAAACCAAAACGAGTTCGGGAATGTCTGCTTCAGATAAGAGAGCAATGAAAAAGTATGACCCTGCAGGATATGAGGAGAGATATGGTGAGAGAGATAGACGAGATGCAGAAAGAAAAAGAGAAAGAGGAAATCCTGAAAGAGATGCTGAAACAAAATCAAGAAATGAAGAGAGACAAAGACAAAGATTTTCAAGAGAATGAGAAAACTAATCACTATAATTATATGTCTATTGGTATTGAGCAGTTGCTCTACCTTTAAGAAGATACCTAAAAAACTACCAAGCTATGCCGTTCAAAAGTAAAGCACAAAAAGCGTGGATGTATGCCAACAAACCTGAGTTAGCAAAGGAATGGAGTAAAGCGTATGATAAGAATTACTTACCTGATAGGTTGCATCCAAAAAGAGTTAGAAAAAAAGGTAAGGTATAACTACAACTTAGTTAGGTCTATGCCTTCGCTTATAGAAAAGTAACTTACTTCTTTAGGAACGTGAAACTTCTTACCAAACTCTGTTGTTATCGGTAGTGATTTTGTTTGCCAATGCATCTCAAACTGTGTAAGATAAAACGCATACACACCTTTGGGTGTAGAGTTAATGTATAGAGGTATGGTATCAAAGTCTGCACATCTTTTCATTAATGCTTCGTACTTTATTTTTTCAACAAGAAGTTCATCGTAGTGTGTACGTCTACATTTTAATTCAATATCTAAGTTATACTTGTTAGAGAAGCAGTCGTACCTAGACATAGGTCTAGTCGTTCTCTCTAAGTCCGGCATAAAATTTTCTTTTAAATAGCTGAAGAGTTGTTTCTCACTTTTAATGGAGCCATTATATATCATCTTCTACCGAGGATGAAATATCTTTTAAGATAGATATTAGTTTATCACATTCAATTTTTAATACACTAAATTCTCTGTCAACTAATGATTCATAGATTTGCGAAGTGGAGTCGTGTATGTTTTCCATCAAGTGATTGATGTGTGTGATACGTTCTTTGTCATACGATGACGGCTCCTGCATTTTCTATCTTTGTTTTAGGTCCATACTTTTTAAAAAGGTTTCTCCAACGATAGGATTAAATGTTTTAATAGCGGTATAAATTTTTCGAGACATACTTCTAACGTAATCTTTTTCTTTTTTAGTAGAGTCAATACCCATATTACAGTACTGATTACAATCAATCTCTAGTAGAGTATTGTATTTCTTATCATCGCTCCACGACTTGAATCCAATTATTTTATCTATGTCTTTGTTAGTATAATCCATTATAAAATATATTTAATTTTTTTAGAACGGCATCTTCACCCCCTACTCTAGTACGCTGACGCACTACCTTAAAAATATCTGTCATCCTATCATTACCAAACTCATCTTGATTTTTAAGTATACCTAAATCTCTTTGAAGTTTGGAGACACTCGAATGTAATCTTTTATTTTCAATCCTCAATAGAATAAGTTCTTTTTTTATTTCTTGCAATGTTAGTAATGATGTTGTTGTATAGTCAGAACTATACTCTTCTTGAATTAAATTATGATTATATCTAAGACTTGAATCAGTTTTAATGTAGAACTTAAAGTTCTTATTGTAATGAAGTATTGTTGCGTGATTACAACCTATAGTTTTACTTATAGTACTGCATCCATAACCTCTGTCCTGTAGTAGAGAAGCATATATCATCTTGGCATTTACGACCTCCCTAATTCTGCTCTTATTATTTTCAACATCTATTCCAAGTATGTCTTTAATTATTCCCTTTAAGAAATTAAATTCTTGATGATTCTTTATCATCAATTTTGTGTGCTCGCTCTTCTCTTCCATCGTAATATGATTTGATTGATTTTTTATTTGATATAAATTCTAAGTACTCATCCACCTCTAACTCGTGTAGGTCTACTAATACAATAGGTTCGTTCTCTTCTTTTAAATATTCTATTGCAAAAAACAAAGGCTCTTTCTGTATAACAACACCGGCAGTTTCTTGAGTCCATTCGTTACCTAACGGTAATGATTTCATAACCTCAAGGAACTGTCCAATAATATTTGTCTGTTCGTCTCTGTTGTAATTACTTAATTGTGAGTAGAACCAATCTTCTATTTCGTATGTTGACTTAACCTCTGTAAACTTCTGTTCTGAATCCATAACCTTTTAATTCCTTTAGTCTGTATTCCTGTAGCTTAGATACCTTACCTGTTGGTGTCTTGACCTCACTAAATATTACATCTGTGTCAGGAGGAATCGCAAGTATATCAGGGATACCATTCTTATTTGTCTTCACTAATTTTAAAACATAATAACCTTCAGCCTCTAACTGTTTAATTCTTTTGCTTTGTATCTGTTGTTCTGTCATCCGTCTGCTAAGATAATTAATCTTTCTTTATGATAAACAAACCGTCCTGCTCTATAAAGTATAACATATACTCTATATCGTTAGATGAACCCTCTCTTGGTTTTCTTCCTCCTATCTTTCCTGAAGAGTATATATGTTTAGTGTTACCATATATCAGACCATCTAAACAATCCCATATAACAATTGACTCTTCACCCTTGTCAACAAGCTTAACCATTTTTCTAGCAGCTAACGGTAGTGGATATGCATCTTCAATGTTTCTATTCCTTCCCTTTACTTCAACGTAGCAAACTCGTTCACCTCTTGTTACTTTAAAATCTACATCATTCTTATCTAGCTTTTTCCATTTAGCTAAAAACTTTTCACAGAACAATGCTATTGCTTTATTTTCTCTTACGATATCTTTTCGGCTTTCAAATCTCATATGGTTTTATTAAAGTGTTTAAGTGTGTAATCTTTTTTATTAGTTACTGCCTTGTATATGTCCTGTTCTATTCCACCTTCAGAAAATATCCAATACACATCAGACTCTAACCTTTCTTTGGTTGTCATCCTATCTCTTGATTGCCAATAACTTGTGGCACTAAAGTCTATATTATAATACACTAATGCTTCAGCTTTCTGTAAGCTGATACCTTCTCTGCCTGATACAATTTGTAAGGCTATAGTCTTATCTGTTTCCTCAAAGTCTTTTAACTCAGTACAAAGACTGTCTCCATACACTTGCTTCAAAGCATTTAATTCCTCCTTGAACTTATAAAATATTCCAACCTTTGCATCTCCAAAGTTATCGTGGATATATTCTGCCTTAGATAAATCTAATATGGTAGACTTACCGGATTCAAACTTAACAGTTCCGGAAAACATTTGATGAAGTTTCATCATTAACTTTACAGGGGTGTCACCTAATATGGTTTCCTCCTTACCTTCTATAACTAAATCTCTTTTCAATCTAGCAGTTAGCTTGTATGTTATATCTTTCATTGGCACAAACAATGTATGTTCACGAGTATCTACCTTAAAACCTGCTTGCTTCTGAGTATATGATATGGTATACTTATTCATCTCTGAAAGTATCTCAATTAAACCATCCTTGTAATCATTCATTAGCAATCCGTTTATCTTTAATTGCTTTACGTTCACAAACTTCTTAGAGAACTTATAGAAATTAGAGAACTCACTAAAAGGATTGTTCTTTATTCCCCACACTTGATGATACATCTGACTGTATGATTCGGGTGTCGGTGTTCCGGATAATAATATAACGTATGGGTTATGCTTAGTCATATCTCTGACTTGCTTGGCTCTTTTACTTGGCTTTGGAAAAGCACCCATTGAATGTGCCTCATCTAGTATTAACATATCGTATGAAGGAATATCTTCTACCTTGTGTAGCGACTCATAATTTATTACAGTCAATTCAAAGTCGGGATATAGTAATTCATAATCACTTTCGATACTGCTAATAGCTTTCTTCTTTGTAACAAACAAAACTTTTTTACAATTCATTAGCTGAGAGATACCCATACTTGTTAAGGTCTTACCTGTTCTAACCTCCATTGCTAGGTAAAGGAATCGATTTAAGATTAACACCTCTGCTCCTTCCACTATTATTTTTTTCTGATATTCTCTGTATTTTATTTTAGATTCACGTTTCATTCTTTCTTTATAATAGTTTAAACTCTGAATTGATTTAGTCTCTACGTCCTCTGTAAACTTATAGACTCTACGTTGAACAACTTTTTTATTACGACCTCTGCCTACCGTTACATCATATGTTTTAAAAATTATATTATGTGTAGTAAGGCAGGCTTGGTACATCATCTCATCAGAATATCCCGATGTTCTTTCTATGATTTTTTTGTTATGTAATTGTGTATCGCTTGACATTTTATGTAGTCTTCTTTAAATTCGTAGTAAATTAGTAATGCCTCTAGTCTATCTTTATGAGGCACAAGTCTTGCCGGATTATGAATGAAGTAAGGGTCTTCCTCGTCCATTATTTTCTCCCAATCATAGTTTAATATTATGACTTTGTACGAATTCTCATAAGCAATTTCTAAAATCTCTTCTTGAGTCATTAGTCCTTGGTTTTTACATCCTTATTTTCTTTCATTCTAAACCATCGTCCTGTCATATCTCTACCTTCTTCAGGCATCTGACCTGTAGAGAAGTTTGCATAAGCTACTAACCATTTATAGAATCGTGTTCTACTGATAGTCATCTTAGCTTTGGGAGCGTAATCGGGATACTCATTTATGAAATCATAGTACAGGTCTTGCATCACTAACTTATATCCGAAGTCTAACTTACTATTTTTCTGATGACCTTGAACTAATCCACACCACTCAATAAATTCGTGAGATGTTTCAGCAGATAGCTGACGAATCTTAACGTTAACAAACTTACTCTTAACTAATCCTGTATCTAAAAAGTCTTGAAGACAGGCAGTCATATAGTTATCAAACACACACCACTCACCTTCATTCCAATCAGCAAAGAAATGTTTTCCAAACTCATCAAGAGGTGTAAAGTTTTTACTGTATGCAGGATGTAGTTCTACCTCCCACTTTCTTCTAGCGAATGAGTTACCTGTTCCTTTAATAGCATAGTTAGTTGTGATGGCAATCTTCGGTGACTTTGAGAATGGTATCTTAATTGCGTCCTTGTTTTTCTTTTCTAACTGAAGACCCTCTGTTACCACACTAAACAATCTCTCGAAGTCAAAGTGTTTCTTAACATCATCGAAGCAAAGTATCTGTGTATCTGCTGATACTAACTGATATGGAAATGATTTCTCAAAAGCAAACTGCTTACCATCTATAACGATTAGCTTTTTCATTTGAGTTAAAGCGTTCATAAACAATCCCTTTCCTGTTCCTCCTTCCGGATTGTCTGAGATTACTTCATCGTTTAGTATAACTGCCGGACAATAACTTAAACTCTTATGACCGTGCATCATAAATCCAATTGTAGATTCCATTGTCTTTATTCTCTGCTCATCATTAGCACAAATGTTTGCTATGAAAGTTTTATAATCACAACTCACATCGTCACATTCTTTAAAGTTTCTAGTAATGATATGGTCTTTCCAAACATATCCACCTAAGTCTATGTAATCGATTGCTTCAATCTTATCTTTAGTAATCTTAACTGCACAGTTCTGATAGTATAAATACGCTGACTCTTTACTGTCCTCAATAAAATAAATATCTATTGTAGACAGGAGGCATAAGAAATCCTCTCTAAAAAATCTAACATTATCAGCAAAGTAATTGTATATGCTGAGGTCATCCAATTCTATTAGGTGATTCAGAATAAAATCTTTTATTTCTTTCTCAGATGTATGGTCTATTAAGTTGTTAGTTACTTTAACAAACACATAATGCTTACCACCTTCGGGACAATACTTATAGAATCCATTGTCTTCCAAGAACTTCTTAAAACTATAGTGAACAATTTTTATTGTACCCTTCTCGTTCTTTTCCCAAAACGTTTGCTTGGAATTCTCTTCTTCAATTCTACTAATAACTTGTTCGGCTACATCGCCATCAACTCCCGAATCATCTAATTGCTGACGAATTTCTTTTTTTGACACACCTCTTCTTAACTTGGTCTTGATTGTTGTAAGCTTCTCTTCATCCTCGTAGTACTTTGTACCGTGATTAGATGTGTGTGCGTATGCTGAACTAATTGTCCTGTTAATCTCTGATAACGTAAAGTCTTTAGTAGCGTATTGGTTTAATACATAACCTGCTAATGATACGTTAACTCCATAGTCATTGAATGCCATAGCTAAAACAAATACATTTTGGTTTCTCTGTCCCGAATTCATAGGAAACTTTTTAACCCACCACTTAACTAATATTTCTACCACCTTGTTCTCATCTGTAATAGGAATGGTAGGTGCGTCACGATGCTTCACTACCTCGGTGTACTCAGTCTCAGCTATTGTATCCCAAAGAACTGAGTTCTCATTGATATGTATCAATGGGTCGTATGACTCGTAACATACCCTAGAGACGTTCTTACACATCTTATCGAAGTAAGTTGAGTCAAAGTACTTCTGAAGTGAATTGAAGTAGTTAACGTGGTTCTCTGTGATTGGAGGTATCCTAACCAATGCTTTCAATCCATTGCCCGAAGGTGAAATGAATACCGAATACACATAGTTATCTTTTGTAAGCTTCTCTTTATGTTCTAATAATATCTTTTTCTTTTCGTATCCATCGAAGTCCAAACATATTAAACCCGAATGCTCCTGTATTGCAGAGTCCATACGCTTAGTAAATATACCGGAGAAACAAACTGATGGAAGTTTTTTCTTTAGTTCGTTACGTTCTGATTTGTCTTTTGAAGTTCTAATTGTTTTAACTAGGTGTTTAGATGCACCATTTTTAATTCTCTGTAGGACAACGTCAACGTCTCTGTAAAATGGAGCCTCTGTTTCCTTGATGTTCTTGAATAATGTTACTCTTGATGTCATAAATATGTTGATTTAATGTTGATTTAATTTTCCTAACTGATTGATAGTCAGCACTAATGTTGGTTATGTTAATTTTCTCTTTAGTATATGTAAAGAAAAGAAATATATATTAAATATAGTAGTAGTAAAAGGAGAAAAATATTTAACAGTTGACAGGAGCCAAAAAAAGGGTGAGTATAAACCCACCCTGTTTCATTGGTTTCCTTAGTATTAGAAAGGTAAATCGGGAGTTCCTTCTTCTTCGAAATCATTTCGAGCAGGAGCAGGAGCAGGAGCCGTTGCTTGTCCCTGTGGTTTAGCTTCCCAAGTATCTAACTCACAATAGTAAGTTCCCTTTTTAGATTGCTTGATGTCGATGTTTACCCAACCATTCTTTTGATGTTGTTGTAAAAAAGTTACTGCCTCATCTACTTTTACTGACTGTCTTC